GTTAACGCTTACGTTGCTGGCCACAGCAGAGTTAATAGCGGCAGACACCGATGAATCAATCGCTGTGGCTGGGCTTGTGTTGTTGTTGACAGCAGAAGTGATCGCAGATGTAACAGCAGAGTCAATTGCCGAATCAGAGCTAACCTTGTTCCCGATTGCAGAACTAATCGACGTACTAACAGACAAATCAATTGCCGTTGTTATGCTAGTCCCAGAATCAACTGCTGACTGAATGCTAGTGGTGACTTGAGAATCAATATCCACAGGGCTTGCAATAGCGCCAACGCTACCAAGCGTCAAAGCCGCAGTCAATCCTAAACTAGCCACTTGACTACGCAGATTGTCCAAAATAGATGTCTGGCCAGACTTATCTAGTTTGTTAAATTCAATCGCTTCGCTGGATATAGGGTTAACACCTTGGTTAGAGGTGTCACCAGCCTTGGCTCCAAACTCAGAGCCCTTGGTCAGCAAGGACATGTCTGGAGATACAGGAGTGCGATCAGCGTCAGAGATCTGAGATGTAGATCCACTTGCCGAGCGTGTGGCAGTAGAGATGCCGCTAGATGTTCCCACAGCCGCAGTGGTGGCAATGATGGTGTCTTTCAAAGCCGTCTGGAAGTCTTCAAACGTTGCGTCCTTGGCCAAACCAAATGAGGCAAACTTGTCCACGCTGAACTGAGCAATAGTTGTCATCAGCTCTGAAGCCTGCTCATTAAGCATACCAGCGCCAGATCTCTTAATGGCTCCAACAATATCGGAAACAGATCCAGTAATTGGAATGCCTTTCATAATGTTTCTCATGCCGGGGATACCCAGCATCTCACCAGCCACCTCAAGGGCGGTCATGGCGGCAGTGCGTTTGGCGTTGTCAATTACGCTTAAACCCTCTTTGGCGCCCTCAACCCATGTGTTGTTAGCCACCACACCAGCAACCGTGGCAACGCCTGCCATAGGGCCGCCTAGAGTCCATGCAACGGCTGATTCAATGCCCGAAGCAATACCGCCAGCAACAACCTTCTCGTTGCCAACCAACTTTGACATTGACTTGTCTTTGTCGTTGACCAACAAGTTCTGCACACCAGCAAAAGTATCGGTGTCCTGACCCATCAAGTCGCCCAAGAACTGAGCACCACGAACACCCAAGCCTGCAATGTCAGCCGCGGCCATATTGCCAGCCGCCTTAGCAACATCAACAGCCGTAGAGATGGTGCTCTTGTCCCAAACTTTAAGTTCTTTTGTTCCAGCGGGAACAGGCTGATCACCAGCACCAGTGGGGTTGAGTGCGGCTGTCTGTTTCAGCATCGTATCGATGACTTTGAAGGTCATCTGATCTGCGCCTTGAAGAAGCTGAGCTTTCTGTGCATCAGTTGCGTTAGCGTAAGTACTAACGAATTTTGCCATCTCGTCTTTGGTTAGGTCGGCAGGATTGAACTCAGAGCTGGTAATGTTTTTGGCCAACTTGTCCGTCACATAGTTTGTGATGGTTGAGCTAGTAGCTGTTGTCTTACCAGATAACTCAGGGCGCTCTTCAGCGGTTGCTGTGCTGTATTGCTTACCGTTCCACTCAAAGGTCTGATTAGGGCCTAACAGCTTCCTAGCCGCGGCGTATGCGTCATTGAACTTAGGCATACCCTTGATCTCTTCAAGGGGGTCAGCCTTCACAGTTGGTAACTCTAAAGGGGGTGCAGTAATCGTGTCAGTCGTTGTTGGCGCTGTAATGCTAGATGTGATCTCTTTGGTAGCCAAGTTAGATGTCGCAGGAGCCTCACTGGTAACCTCGCTGGTGGTTCCGCTTGTAACTTCAGTGGTAGCTGGATTTTTTGCCGCGTCATTGACAGCGTTATTTACAGTTTCTTCAGCTTTGATTGCCTCAGCGTTGACACCCTTCTTGGACTCATTCATCGCCGTTACGCCAGCATCAAGAGCGGCATTAACAAGATTCTCAATAGATAAATTTCCACCGTTCTGGATAGTTGTTTTTACAGCGTTAGTAACAAATGTTTTTTCGCCCAAGCTGAGGTTTTGAAAACCATCGATATTTTTGAGAACTTCGTTAGTTCCAACATCAAGCCCATTGCCAATAAGTGCTTGAGCAATATCAGCTTTACCGCCACTAGAGACAATCTGGCCAGCAGTTTTGGCCACAATATTAGCTGTGTTTTGGCCAACACTGCTTACAAGGGACTGAGAACCAGCAATGTTTTTAGCGACCTCTCCTCCAACGTATGTCAGAAGAGCTGACTTTGCAATTTCCTGAATATTTTTGCCTTGAGCGGCTTGAAGAGCGGCTACGCCTAGTGGGCCACCAAAAGTGGCGGCGGCAACATTTGCAATTGCCCCAAGTATTGGGTTGTCAGCAAATAGGTTGAACAAGTCATTAGACGAGGCGTATGTTGTGTAAAAGTATGGAGTCCCATCGTCGCCAAAGTGAACACGATAGCCAGTGTTCCCCTTACCCGCTCCCGTACCACCAAATAAACCTTCACCACCTTGGCGGCGATTATCTACAGTAATAGCTTGCCCAGTTTCTTTGTTACCAAACTCTTCCCCAGACTTGTACATGGGGACACCGTTTTTCATTACGAGTTGAGACGGGTCAATAGCTTCAAAAGCACTGGTATAAGTTTCACCTTCAGGTGTAATAACCGTTTTTCCGTAAACACGAGTTATCTGGCTTGGATCTACATTTTGGCGAACGTTGTAGTTGTTTCCTTCTGAATCTACACCGCCGGGAACCATGATGTAATAATTACCATCTTCATCTTGCGTGGCTATTTTCCCTTGAAAACCTGCTTTAAAGTCCGCCGCCTCATAAACAGGAACTCTGCCAAACTGTTTAATATCAGTAATGCCAGCATCTGCCAAGTACTTTGCCATTAAACGAGCATTGGCTTCAGGAGATCCAGCGCCTTCACCCGTCCAATGAGCCGTTAATTTTTGATCAAGGATCTGATTAGTTAGTGCATCAATAGCTGAGTTTTTTGCTTGAAATGCTTTAATCGTAGCTTCAGGCAAAGGTGCAGGAATAGAAGCACCGTTAGCAAGTTCACCAGTCAATCTATTTTTCCAAGCACGGCCCCATCTATCCCAACCTGCATCTACTGTTGGTGTAATAGGTGTAGGCTCTAAATATTTTGTACTTTCCAATGCACCGCCACCACCACCACTTCCGCCATAAAGCTTCGTATCTTCGTTGTAAACATTGGCAAACGTTGACGCATCTGAACCTTGCTGGGTCTCAACTTTTTCTTGTGGTGCAAGTGATTCATCAGCGGTAACTTCAGATAAAGAAGCAACCTTAAATGGCTCTACAAGGTCAGCGCCAACCTGAGAAAAACCAGTGGGCGTATTGTTGGTGAATTGACGAAATGGTTCAACAGGAGTTTGAGCAGTGCTCTCGCCCTTTATAACAGCATCAATGACATCAGGGTCACCAGATCTATAAGCTTCTGCAAGCCTTCTAGCTTCTTCATCGTTCAGACTTGAATCCAATGGATTAACAAATCCACTGTCTTCAAAGACGCTACGAATCATTGGGTTTCTTTGCAGAATTGCCATGATTTATCGTTTGCCTCTAATCATGTTTTTAATTCTGAACTCGAGAGGAACTTGACCTTTAGGAAAGTCAGATTCGGTGACTCTGCCCGGCGGTAGATCACGGGGATCCAAACGAGACATGCGGGGGATTGTCATTGTGTTATACATTGCCACAGCCTTTGGATCTTTGAACAAAGTTTCCTTCAAAACAGGATCTTGCGTCAAATCTTTTCCAGTCTGCATCTCAATGGCGGCTAAATCAGTCAACTTTTCAAACAAAGGAGCTTTTGGATTTCCCAAATAAGTTCCTGCGGTTGTGCCGTATGTTTTATTGATGTAATCAATCGAATCATTCAACGTTCTGTCAAAGTTTGTAATGTCAGACGGCTTGTTAAATCTATCACTAAAACTCATGCCAGCTTCATTGGCCATGCGCAAATATTGTTTTGAAATATCTTCGCCGGGCTTTGACGTTAAAACCTGACCAACGTGAGCCAATTCATGACTCAACACATCAGCAGTCGTTCCGGGGTACTTTGGCTCAAGTCCAGTTACGTACGGCGCCATGTTGATGTATGTCTGTTGATTGGACTTGTAGCCAGTCTCAGGCACGTTACCCAAAGCAGAAGTTGGGTCAGCCATGCGAACATCAACTTTGGGGAAGTATGTCGAAGGATCCCAACCCAAGTAAGGTGCGGCGGCTTTTATCAAATTAGGGTCAACCTTGCTTCCACCCCATCCTGCAAGTGCATCCGGGTTCATGCCTGCACCAGTGTTGATGGTTCTATTGCTGGCTGGCCCAGCATTCAAGGTAGGAGCCAAGTTGGTGTTGTAGACGTTACCGTTCCACAAGAATTCTTTGTCACCAGAAGCTCGGGCCTGAGCAAATGCTGACTTAAAAGACTTGTCAGACAGATCTTTTTGTTGATCTACCGCTGGCGCTTGAGGCGATTCCATAGGATTGCTAACAACGCTTGGGATCTCGTATGGGTTAACTCCACCAATTGCTGAATCTATTGGCATTTCGACAGGAGCATTACTTGTAGGTTCTTCAATGCTAGGTAGCGCACCAGAAGAAGTGTCAGAAGGAATGTCAGAAGAAGCAACAGGAGAAGCGTTAGAGGAGCCGTCAGAAGCAACGTCGAAGTAGCCGCTTGGAACAAGTGAGTCTAATGGCGACGCTGGTCTTTGGTCGCCTTGGTTATTCATGTATCCACCTACCGTGGAAATGATGGCAGAAGGATCTCCGCTTTGAATAGCTTTAACGCCCTGATAAGCTTTGGCAATATCGTTGACGTTGTATCCGCCAATGTTGTTGAGATCACCAAGACCTGCTGAATTAGCAACGCCACTTAAATCAGTACCACCAAGATTGGCGCCAGAAGACAAGATACCCAGTGGGTTGCCGCTCTTAACAGCACCAGCAAAATTTGCCGCATTGGCAACATCAGAGAATCCACCCAAACCTGCCGCGCCAGCAAGAGCGCCAAGAACGTTGCCTTGACTAGCGGCAATAGCGGCATTGGCGGCCATGGCAAAGGGCTGGAGACCGGGAATGAACTGGGCAATCGCCAGCAACGGAGCTATCTTGTTAAGGTCAGAACTAGATCCAGCGGTTGTGTAAAAATACGGCGTTCCATCATCCCCAAACTGAACGCGGAAACCAGTGTTACCTTTACCAGCTCCAGTACCGCTAAATAAACCTTCACCGCCTTGGCGCTCCCATCTACCGCTTCCACGATTGATTGCTTGCCCGGTTACTTTATTGCCAAAAGTTTCCCCAGTTTTATACATGGGGACGCCATCTTTCATTACAATTTGAGATGGGTCAGTAGGTTCAAAAAAAGTATTAACAAACTCCCCATCCTGTACGGTACTTGTTTTTCCGTACAAGGGTTCAAGTTTTGCACCTTTAGGAACCGTAACCGTGCGCATAACGGGTTCCGATGTCCCGCTGTCAAAGTTATATTGAGTTTCTCCTGTAGGCTCTTGGTAAATATACCTTCCATCCCCCATATCTTGAACTCGAGTTCCGTTATATGTATAGCCGCCAATTTCGGCTTTTTCGTATGTAGGAATTTTTCCAAACTGTTTGATGTCAGTAATACCAGCGTCGGCCATCAGTTTGGCCATATCGTTAGCCGCATCTTGAGCACCGTGGCCACCCCTCCAATTAGAGGTGAGGTTTTGACCTAAGATTTGATTTTTTAAAATTTGCTGGTAATCAGGTGGTGGTGGGCGAACATCTAAAGCGCCGCGTGTACCTTGGCCAAAGTCGCCATAGCCACCACCCCCGCCACCAGTATCACCATAAAGTTTAGTGGTGTCGTTGTAAACGTTAGCAAATGTTGATGCATCTGAGCCTTGCTGAGTTTCAAGGTTTTGTTCTGGTAAGAGTGCTTGATCAGCCACAAAACCTAAATCGTTGGGATTAAAGCTAGAAGGATCTGATCCGTACAGAGGATCACCAATAGAATTAAATCGTGGAGTTGTTTGTGAGAGTGGTGCAGGCGTGGTTGGGTAAATGTTGTCAAAAGACCCACCAAATTTAGGCTTGGGGACACTCTGATTTATAAGGGTAGGATCGTACAGAGCTTCTTTTACTTCATTTACTGGAGGAGATAAAACGCTCAAACCACTTTGGGGCTGTGTAGACAGTGGTGTACTTAACTCAGGGTTAAAACCAACGGGGCCATCGTCTTCCATCATCATTCGAGGATTCAAATTGTAATTAAATGCCATATCAATTCACCGATGGGTTAACAGCATTGACCACAGCTTGCGCCCAGTCCTGCCAGTCATCAAACACATAAGGGCCCGGAACCGCCTCGTTGTTAAACACATCGATAGCTTTCAATCCAGATGCCCATTCTCTCCAATCCGTCAAAACGTTTGGAATGGCAAGCTGTTGGGTTGCATACAGCTCACACATTAAAGATGCCCAAGACTCAAACGAATGATACCTTGGGTCATAAACTAACGCTACGTTTAGAGGATTATTATCCACGAACGTCCCCAAAGTCAGCGTCCAGAAGGATCTTACCGAGCTGGTAGTCACCTCCCGCTACGTTGCTTCCAAAGCGAAGCCTCATCTCACGTCTTTGCTCACGAACGTCTACCTTGTTGGTATTAGGCTCAAACTCTCTCGGAGCGGATGTCTGGTCTTCAGATTGAGCAAATGAGCGACCCGTTACCTCAAGGTACATGGTTCCGCTTTGGACAAAGTCAGGCTCAATACGGTCAAGGTGAATCCACTTGTTCTCACCTACAGGAGAGGGCTGTGAGGGGCCACCAGAGACCCAGCCCAAGTCATTGGTCTCAAAGTAAGACTCAATGGCCACAGCGTTGGTTCCTTGAACCGCGTCTGTTCCAACCTCGTGTTGCCACAAAGACACCTCGCTGTTAACCTGATCTACCGTCAACGAGAAGTTAATCCCAGCAGGGATTGCGGCAGAAAGTGTGTCACCAATTGCATAGTCTTGGCCAAAATTTTCAAGCGAGACGGAAGTTACAATGCCACCAGCCACCACGATAGTAGCTGTTGCACCAGTTCCTGTGCCACCTGTTAAGGCAATAAAACGATAGGTTCCATTTGTATAGCCAGAACCAGCGTTAGTAATAGACACTTGATTTATTGCACCCTCAAGGTTCATTTCCGTGCCAGCGGCAATAGGAAAGCGAAACACCTGAGAGAAGTAACCAGCAGAGCGACGAGCTCCCAAAGCTGTTCCAGCGTCGTACCAAGTGTTTTCCCTAGTATTGTAGATAATCGCGTCGTTGCACTCGTCTGAGTCACCACGGGGGTAGTACCACCACACCTCACCAAAACGAGGAACCTTGGTTGCCCAAACTTTCTGACGCTGAGAGTAGTTCAGGTTGTCAAAAAAGAAGTTCTGGTTCATGTTGTTGGGGACTTCTTTTACAACACCGTTGTAGAGCAAGAAACGATCAACACCGATCCAGTAGTAGATACCGTCGTACTCGATCACGCACTGAGACGAAAGGATCGAAGACTGGCTAGAGATGATGTCATAGCGCCAGTACTGAGGAGGAGTTCCAACGCCACCGATGTAGGACATGCGAACTAGGCTATCAATGCTCCAAAACAGCCCAGAAGGCGAGTTAGAGCCGCCCCTGACGGGTAGCCCCTTGACAATCTTGCCAGTCGCTACATTGACCTCGTTGGCATCCGCCGAGTTCCAGTCAGTAGGATCACCTGCTGAGCAGTTCTTTAAAAGCCCGTTGTTGCCGTAGACCACCACATACGGGTGCAGGGAAACAACCCCACCAGAGACGTCAATGATGTCACCAGTAGGCAATACCCCACCTGTGTCTTTTAGAGGCTGAACAACAGTTTTTGTGATGTCGCCGTAGAGGACGGGGGTGTTGACGGTGCTGTCGATCTCGGAAAGGTTCTGCCCGGGGTGCGCCAACAGCAAGTTATTGCCGCCTTGGGTGTCGTACAGAGCATCAAACTGCCACAAGTTGTTGTTGTTGTAAATAAACTCAGGATCAACGCTTGAGACTCTCACCGTAAAGCCAGAGCTTGCGTAGACAGTCCCAACATCCACCAAGAAGCCAGAGCTCTGAGTGACCGCTAGGACGCTGAACTGAAAGCCATTGCTTGACTTGACAAAGGTAACGGGGACAGAAAAGCCACCAGCGTTACCCAAACTGGCCACAGTAAACGCCAAACCTGCGCTTGCGTAGACGGTAGACACAGGAATAGAGAACCCTGAGCTCGTCACAACGGTAGAGATTGGAACCGAGAAGCCAGAGCTTGCGTAGATGGCTGAAATTGGAACCACAAAGCCTGCACCACTTCCGCCAATAGAGGTGGAGTTGGCTGACATGATGTTGCTGATAATGTATCCACGGCCACGGTCAGTCAAAGTAACAGAAGTCACAGCGCCAGAGGTTCCCACAACAATCGTTGCCTTAGCACCTGTGCCAGAGCCACCAGTTAGAGCTACGTTTGTGAACGTTGCCGCGCCAACTGTGGCCACATTAATCTTAAATCCTGAGCCAGTACCGCCTATGTCAAGAGGGTCAGCAGAGAGCTCGTCAGCAACCGTATAGCCTGAGCCAGTTTCGGTCAAAGTCACAGTGGTTACCGTGTTTCCAGCAACCACCACGGTAGCCGTAACGCCAGTACCCGTACCACCAGTCAAAAAGACGTTGGTGTAAGTTCCGTTGGTGTACAAAGTACCGCCGACAAGCGTGTTGAGCGTCAGAACGCCGTTAGCTGTATAAGCACCGCCGCCAGTAATGGCGCCTAAAGTCTGTATACCGCTACCGATGGATGTTGCACTGGCTGACAAAGTGTTGGCAACAACGTAATTGCTTCCCTTGGTTGTGATGGTCACCGAGGTCACAGCGTTACCAGAGACAACAATCGTTGCTTTTGCACCCGTACCAGCTCCGCCAGTCAAAGAGACGTTGGTGAAGGTTCCGTTAGTGTAGTTAGAGCCAGCAGTTATGGCGCCTAAAGTGCCCACGCCGTTGGTGACACCACCAAGGTTAGATGCCGCGGCGCTTAGAGAATCAGCGGCGGTGTAGTTGATGCCTCGAGCAGTTAACGTCACAGACGTCACGTCCCCACCAGCACCAACAACAATAGTTGCCTGAGCGTTAGATCCAGTACCACCAGTTAGGGGAACGCTTGTATAAGTTCCTGTGCCGTAGTTAGTACCACCAGCCAAAGACCCAGAATTCAAAGCGTTGATGCCGTTACCCAAAAGAGCAGAGGATGCACTCATCGCATCAGCTACGGTGTAGTTAGATCCTGCGCTTGTGATGGTCACAGACGTTACGGTATTACCCGCAACCACCACAGTACCAACAGCACCAGCACCAGTACCGCCCGTTAGGGGAACCAGCGTGTAGGTTCCGTTGGTGTAATTAGATCCGCCAGTAACAGCAGAGATCGTTGCAATACCGTTTACGGAACCTGCAAACGTTGCACTGAGTGAGTCACCCACAGCGTAATTCACACCCGCGTTAACAATCTCAACGGAGTAAATACGGCTGTTTAAGATAATGATATTGGCCGTGGCGCCTGTTCCAGAACCACCAGTCAGGGGTGTATCACGGAAAACACCGATCGCTGTGATGCTGGTGCTTCCCACGGTCTGGCTGGCGCTCACGTTGTAAGTACCCACACCACCGCTACCTGTACCAAAGGACGTGATCGTGGTGTTAGCCGTTACGCCAGTTCCGTAGATGGTCTGGCCAACAACCAAAGCACCAGAAGCAACAGCGGTCACGTTCATTACCGTTCCAGATATAGACGCGGTCACAGAAGCTGTTGTTGAGTTGGTATAGTAGTTACCCGCAGTAACCCCACCCAAAGCACCAATCACACCGTTAACGCCACCAATATCTTCACTGGAGGCGGTTAAAACATCGTTGACAGAGTAGTTAGTTCCATCGTTTGTCAAAGTAACAGAACCCACAGAGCCTGTTGATACAGCAAAACCAGAGCTTGCCGCTACCGTAGAGGCTACGACAGCAAAGCTAGAGCCAGTTCCACCTAGGTTCGTATTGGCCGTTGTAAGGCTGTCAAGGGCCGTGTAACCGATTCCACCGTAAGTTAGCGCCACAGAGATCACAATGCCGCCAGCAACAGTTATGGTGGCTCTAGCGCCGCTTCCCGTGCCTCCTGTGAGGGTCACGTTAGGGTAGATGCCGTTGACGTATCCTGAGCCCCCTGTGATCGCTCCAAAGGCTGTTACGCCCTTACCAATGCTAGAAGCTGAGCAAGAAAGGATGTCGTTAGCGGCGTAGTTGTTGCCGCCGTACGTAATAACCACAGCAATAACGTTGCCGCCAGATGTTGTGACGGTTGCCAAGGCGCCAGTTCCAGCGCCGCCAGTCAAGGCTACGTTAGGAAAAGATCCGTTTGTGTAGTTACTTCCGCCAATGATGTTGTTGACAGCGGTGATTGAGTTTGTTGTGACGACAACAGTGCCTACGGCGCCTGAGCCTGTGCCGCCTGTAAAGTTTACACCAGTGTAGGTTCCTGCGGCGTACAAAGAGCCGCCCACGAGCTGACCGTAGGTGTCAATGATCCCAGAAACACCACCAATAAAGGCAGAATTTGCCGTCAAAATGTCTGTGTCTTTGTAGCCAACGCCGCGGTCTTGAGCTGTAATTCCAGTCACCGCACCACCAGATACAGTGATATTTGCGGTAGCTCCCGAGCCTACACCTACAGGCGTAGAAGTGGCATTGATCATGGGGACGTTTAAATAAGTCCCGTTGGTATACAAAGTACCACCAGTGATGGTCGAGTAGGTGTTAACACCATTACCAATCGAAGCCGCCGCGGCAGAGAGAATATCGCCTACCAAGTAGCCGTTTCCGTCGTTGACAATTGTCACCGCTGACACAGCATTAGATGCCACAGTGATATTGGCTGTTGCACCTGCGCCGCTACCGCCAGTCAGAGGAATGCCTGTGTATGTACCGTTTGTGTACTGAGAGCCGCCAGTGATCGTGCCCAAGGTATTCAAGGGTGAAGAGACCACAAAGTTAACAATGCCAGCGCCAATACCGCTGTTGTTGATCTCTAGGACTTGTATGCCATCGCGATAGCCGTTGAAGATCTTTGAGAAACCGTCCTCAGAGTCAACAAAGATACCGCGAGAGATACCAGCAAGGGCGTTGGTTATTTCACGATAGCCACCAATCTTACGGGGGCGACCACGCTGAAACCTGACCCACCTTCCGTCGTTGTAGAAGTCTTTGTCGAAGACCGTGCCATCGCGCTGGATGCCCGGCTTCGTGTCAAGCGCAAAGACCTTCTTTGTCATGAGAACGTTCCACCCTTAACGCCGCCTATAAAAGTACCAATACCAGTCGAGTCAATCGCACCAGTGACCTGAGCGCCAGTTGCATCAACGTCAACAATTTGGCTACCAAGAACAGTGATGCCAAAGCGTCCCGCGCCGGGGCGGTACAGACCCGTATTCGTCTCCGATGAGAAGTTCAGCGAAGGCACACCTGCCGTACCGTTGATCAGTGACAGAGACACACCACCAGCCAGCGCCGTGTTGGCGTTCAAGAAGTTTGTTCCATCACAGATCAGCGTCGCCTGACCACCAGAGGGGATCGTAGCCGTCGCTCCACCAGAGACACCTGTTGTGATCGTCAACGTGAAAGCGCCAGCACTACACTGGTTACTTACAACGTAGAAGTTAACCACAGGAGGGTAGGTGACCGTGACGTTACCTGAGAGGGTTCCGATGTACGTCTGAATGGTGTTAGATGCCTCACTTGCGGTTAAGGTGTACGCGCCACTTGTGACGCTTTTTACCAACGCAGTAAATGCAAACTGGGTACTGGTTCCGTAACCGATCGTGACAAAAGCAGAACCTGTAGAGACAATAAAAGCCGACTCATTGGGAGCGAACGTCTTTGTCAGTGCCGTATCAATCAACTCAGAGCTAGTTGTTGCAACAGTAAGCGTTCCCGTACCGTTGTTCTTCACTAACGTGAACCAGTTGTTTCCAACAGTAGCGCTATTAGGCAGAGTAACCGTAGTTGTGCCGCCTCCCCAAACATAAGTCTGGGCTCTGTCGGTTGTGGCAAATGTGTAACTCGATGTTAAAGACAGAACGGGGTGGCTTTGATTGAGGGTGGCGCCACTAGCAACCAGACCGTAACCAGCCAAAGTAGCCGCATCAGCAGAGGAGGTTCCTGTGCCAAAAGCGATAACGCCCCAAGTGCCTTGATCGGTTGCATTGGTGGTGATGTAGATGTACTTGGACTCACCAGCGGCAACAGAGACGATCGTGTTGGTTCCAGCAAAGTCTTTGACAGTAAAAGTATTTGCACCAATGTTGCGAATCAGCGCATCGTTACCAACAGAGGATTGGTTGGCAGGGGGCATGTACAGGCTCAGACCTGCTGTGCTTGCCGTGACCTGCATGATACGAGCGGCGTAGTCGTCTGTTGCACTACCGTTAATTGGCCAAGATAACTGCGTGTTGGCAGTCAGCGTGATGGCACGATAGGAGACGTCGGTCGGTTGAATGACCTGACCTGTAAATGGGCTGTTGTAACTCATGAGTCTTGTGCCACTGCTTGACGATCTGCGATACGCAACTTGTCTTCAGCCATCAAGGTATCCATGATGAGCTTGTACTGGGCTTGCCATGAAGGAACTAGATCGTAGTTCTTCAAGAACGGCATAGCTTGCAACAAAGCACCATACAGGAGCGCTTGAGGAGCGTACTGCGTAAACCAGTTCGTCTGGTTGGAAGAATCAAGGGGTTGCACTCGCTCGTAGTACAAAACCTCGAAGGCGTAATTAGCATTGGGTGTGGGGGCAATCATCCAATGGGTGTAGTCGTAGTCGCAGTAAAACTTGGGGACTTCTGTTGTTGTTGGGTTAGGCCAGTACTCACGAAGGTACTCGTACCTGCGGTTAAAGACTGGCTGGCGGCTTCCAGCGACTGTGACGTTCAATGAGACCGTCTTGTGCCAACGAGCAGGCTTGGCAATAATATTCTCGCCAGTCACCATGGTGCTGGTGTTCACAGTCATGTTGCCCAAGAACTTGATCTGAGAGGCAATAACCTGCTCAGCCAGCATGATAAACAGAGGGATTTTTTCGATTGTGGCAGGGTCAGAACGCTCCAGATAGGACTGGATGTTTTCGACCAAACTGTCATAGGTCATAACACTTGCGGTCGTCATGCGTTCACCTCGTAGATTCGTTGGGACATTTTAGTATGCCTTTAAGATAAAAACAACGTCCGTTCGTCGATGCGACGCTTTTGCAAGCCCTTGAGGATCTTCCCGCCAGCCATGCAGTATTTCAAAAGCTCATCAGACGCCCCAGCCATATCCCCGCGCAGTGCTTTCTGTCGAAGGGTTGAGCGCTGAAGCGTGCCTAGCCCAACGTTGAAAGAAAAGGATACCAACGCATCAAACTGTCCTTGAGTAAGAGGAACAGGACAATAAGTAGCCACTCCCTTCTCAAAGCGAGCAAGATCCGCCCTAAGTATTGCATCGACTTCCTCCATTGAGTGTTTGCGCATCGCCTCTGGTGGGGGCACAAAGGCGTCCCGCTGGTCTATCTTGAGCTTTCCCTGCTCGGGAAACATGACATGGCCAACTCCAATCGTCCAAAGGCGAGCCGGGCAACGATACGGGTTCTGCCTTACGCCTTCGTGATGGCGGATCATGTGAAGGCATTTTTCAGAGATTTTCATTTGCCAAAGGCTCTGCCGCCAAAGTGGAAGGCAATGATCGATGCAAACAAGGCTTGGGTGTCTGAGTCCCACAGCATCTCTAGCAGGTCATTGAAAGGCACGCTCATATAGTAGCCATACCAGAAACCCCCAATATCCACAAAGACCAATAGAAAAAAGAAGCCGTATGTAATAACAGGACGGACACTTGCTCTTAGATTCTTCATCCATGGGCTTGTTCCTTCATTCAGGGCTGTGTCGTGGGCGTAGACAGCCTGCATTTCAGCCTGCTGAGCCCCTATAAGAACCTGAGCGGTGTTAGCCGCACTCTCGGTAGCCAGTTGCTCTGATTTGATGTGCTCGACCCTCTCTTGGGCCTCAAAGCCTGCTTTACGAAGCTCCAGCTCACGGGTGATCTGCATCTGGGCTAGGTCTAGCTCGTGCTTTTTATCTGAGCGGTCTTGGAAGAACTCCAAAAGCTTGGGCAAACCGCCCATCAGAAAGGAGATCAGGGTAGACAAGAGGGTCAGCATTTTGGATCCTTTGGTTTAGTGTCTTCATTCTGCATGAGTTTGATACCAGAAAGGAACCCAATCATGCCGCCGATAAGAGTAGAAAAAGCGGGTGAAATCATCTTGAAGATCTCTGCGTTGTCCACTTCCTTGGCCCACAGTCCAAGCATAAAGCTGATTACCATAGCCAAGACGGAGATGCACAGGGTTGCACTTACCATGAGAGTCACCCACAGCGTCAACTTCTCTTTCACTTCTATTTGTGGTTTCGGTATTGGTTTCTTGGTCATACATAAATGTCCAGCTTACGATTTGTGAATATCTCCATGCGGAGCCGCTCTTGAACAACTTTCCTGCAATAGATCTCAAACCCAATGTCCTGCAATTCGGTTTGCTTTTGCTTGGCCACCTCGAGCGTCTTGTTAACCTGTTGCTGTTTCTCTAACTTAACTTGAGCAAGGTCATGCTTGTCAGGGTAACCAGACGGTTGAACAGTCGGAAATAGTCTAATGGTCTCAATCATTTGCCTTCCCTTTCTCTAGCCCGTGCGTAAAAGTACAGAACTTTTGCTCTTAACTCCGCACTATCCGCTACCCCTGCCCACATGGACAGGTTGTTCCAAATGCCTACCAACTGATCTGAACTACAAGAATTTCCGTTTGTTGTCAGCCACCGAGATAACTCCATGTGGCGCAACGTTGGCTCGTTTATCCAGCTCAGCCCATAAAAATCAGAGACGATGCAGTGTTCTTTAGCAGTTGCTCCTGCCAATAACAGCAACAGTAATAGGACGACAAAACGCATCCATTGCTCACAAACCCAAAATCTTTTTAATTAACTCGCCAGCCACTCCGGGGCCAAACAGAACGCAGACAATCACCCCATACAAGAGGTACTCAATCTTCGTCATGCGCTTGTCCCCATCACGCAGGGATCGATCAATACTGCTGTATCTTTCAAAACAGACGGCTTCATGTACAGCCAATTTTGTCTCAACCGATTCCATAAAATTCCTTAAAGAAGCCACCCGAAGGTGGCTAGTTTTAGTTTACTGTTACGTCAGTAACTGCCTCTTCAGGCTTTGCCTCTAACGCATCTTTCAGCATTCTAAAGAAGGCATCTCTGCCTACTTGCAACTGATCCACGTTGAACCTAGCTGAATCAAGCTTGCGATCCAAGTCAGCGACATGGTTGAGCAACATCTGCTGTTGCTGTGTCATGTCTTCAAACTTAAACTCAACGCCGTCGATTGTCACAGGGGTTTTTTCGTTTTTTCCCATGATGTTTCCTTTAGTGTGCCACCAAGATCGAGTGATGGCTTCTCGTTTAAGCGGATGCGGCTTGCAGAGGTGCTAAGTCCTCATTTGTCCAAAAATCTTTTGCAATCATCAAAACTAAATGTTCTTTGTTCCTAGACAGGCAGTCTGCCCAATCTTCAGCAGTCATGCCTTCTGGCTTACCGCCATTGATAAGGTTAACGCTGTCTAGGCAAGCGGAGTAGTGCTTGGCAATTTGTTCTGCGGTGATAGTTTCAGTAGTCATGGTTTTCCTTTAAAGGTTAGCGGCATCCAAACGTGCCTTGAGTGATTCAATGATTGCTTGTTGTTCTTGGATAGCTTTGACCAAACGGGCTTCTGTTTTTGACCAGCCTGTAATGGACATAATTTTTTCAGATGAGTCATCTTCAGAAATTACATCAGGGTAAACCTGTTGCATTTCTTGGGCTATAAACCCAATCTGATGCCCACCACCATAAGACTCGAGGTAGTCATACTTAACAGGGCGAAGCGCAAGAATATTTGAAAGCTGTGAAGGTAAATCAACAATGTTTTCTTTTACTCGCTGGTCAGATGTTGAACCAAATGCGGCTGTGTTTGCGCCATTGGCAGTAATCTTTCCGCAGTTTGCTCCACCATTGTTTATTTGAAACTGAATAAAATTTTGTGATGTTGTTGAATCGTTATCAAATTTTGTGACAAGAATTCCTTGGTATATGGTATCGCCAGCCACACTGCTTTTTGTGCTGATAGGGGTTGAAGGAGCAGTCCCGCCAGTAAAAATCCAGCTACCATTGTTAGAGTAAGCCCGTGGATTCCCATCCCCATCAGACAGCACGATGTAGTTGCTTGCTGTGCGAATGTCTAGGCCATTTTGGTTGCCGCTGTAGCCACCGAGGATGGTGTTTTTAGAGCCTGTGGTCATCTGAGATGCAACCCCGCCTTGGCCTGCTACAAACGCACCAACAAATGTATTTTGCGTCCCCGTTGTTGCATTAACACCGGCTTGCATTCCGAGGAATAAATTATTTGCACCAGTGGTATTTGCATTCCCCGCCCCATAACCTACAGCAGTATTGTTAGATGCTGTGGTGTTGGATTGCAATGCGCCATAACCAAGACCAGTGTTGTTACTAGCAGTTGTTGCAGAAAGAAGCGCCCCCGCACCCATTGCAACGTTGGCGATACCCGTTGTGTTTGCTTTTAGCGACTCTTGACCTACAGCAGTATTTTGCTGACCAGTAGTAGTCGCATAACCAGCTTGATATCCTACAAAGGTTTGATTTGCCGCTGTATTGCTATACCCCGCCTGATAACCAATAGCAGTGTTGTTAGATGCTGTAGTGTTGGCTTGAAGGGCTTCACGACCAACGGCTACATTGCCAGCGCCTGTCGTATTGTTGTACAGCGGGCGATAACTACCAAGCGCAACGTTATCTGTTCCAGTTGTGTTTGAATACAGTGCTTGATAGCCCACTGCTAATGTGGTTTGACCAGTAGTGTTTGAGTAACCAGCTTGAAAACCAAGCGCAGTAAAGAATGAAGCAGTCGTATTGCTATACCCAGCCTGATAACCTACAGCAGTGTTATTTGCGCCTGTTGTGTTGGCTTGAAGTGCTTGAAAACCTACAGCAGTATTGTTGGATGCCGTGGTGCTTACGGCAAGTGATGCATAACCAACGGAGGTGTTGTTTGAGCCTGTTGTGTTTGCGCTCAACGCCCCAGAACCAAAAGCATTGTTGTAATTGCCTGTGGTGTTTGCTTTTAGAGCCGCATCAACGTTACCAGTATGAAATCCACCAAATGCACTATTGGCAACGCCCGTAGTATTTGCGTAAAGGGCTTGGTGTCCAAATGCATTGTTTGCTGTAGCCGTAGTATTTGAGTAAGCCGCTTGATAACCTACAGCAGTATTGTTAGATGCTGTGGTGTTGGAGAAAAGGGCGCTGTCACCCATTGCGGTGTTAGAAGCGCCAGTTGTGTTTCCACCAAGTGAGTGTTTACCAACAGCAGTATTGTTTGCACCAGTTGTATTTGCATCTAAAGAGCGAGAGCCAATTGCAGTTATGTTTACACCAGTCGTATTAGATAAACCTGCTTGAAAGCCTGCAAATAAATTTTCATCCCCCGTAGTATTACTATACCCCGCTTGATAACCTACAGCAGTATTGTTAGATGCTGTGGTGTTGGCTTGTAGGGCTTCACGACCAACGGCTACATTGCCAGCGCCTGTCGTATTGTTGTACAGCGGGCGATAACTACCAAGCGCAACGTTATCTGTTCCAGTTGTATTTGAATACAGTGCTTGATAGCCCACTGCTAATGTGGTTTGACCAGTAGTGTTTGAGTAACCAGCTTGAAAACCAAGCGCAGTAAAGAATGAAGCAGTCGTATTGCTATACCCAGCCTG